AGTCCACTCTCTTTTTGCAACTTTATTTGTTTAGACCAGTAATCAATTTTGTTTTTATCCATTTTAATGCACCTACTTTGTTTTTAAGTACATTATCGCATGTTTTTACTGGGGTTGGTAGGTGGGTTTGGTTTGACGGATACGGATATTCCATTTGTCCCATTTACATCAAGACTCGCCGACATGTTAGGCAAAGCATTATTGATATCAAGTGTTTTGGCCAAGTCATCTACCTGCTTTGAAACTGCATTTTTATTATCTTTAATGCCTGTTGCAATTCCGTTCATAAAATCGGGCATCCAACTTTCAAAGTCAGTGAGAGGCCCTTTATCCGGAACTGAGAAATGCAGGTAGGATTTAATGGTATTTGCTACATCAGAAACTGCATCTTTTACGGAACCTATCATGTCTCTGATTCCTCCAACGATATTATTGATTAAATCAACACCCCAAGACCTTGCATTACCAATAAGTCCACTGAAAATGTTCTCTACATTGGTTTGAATCTCATTAAATTTTGCAGAAAAAGTAGATACGAGTTCTCCCAGTTTTCCACCAGTTAATGTATTTAAGCCTGCAAACATAATACTATGGATATTTTGTATTCCTGCCGAAAAACCAGCTACCACGCCTTGGATTCCTCCTCCGCTTGTCTGATAAGCTGATTGCATAGCAGAGAGTGTTGTCTGTGTCACCATTTGAGCACCTGTTATAGCTGTAGAAATGGCACCCTTTACATTTTCAAAATTTATCGACGCACTTGTAGTAATTTCGCTCCAAATAGTCTCGGCACCGGATTTTAAATTGCTCCATCCGGTGCTCCAGCTCTGGCCTATACCTGAGAAAAAGTTCGGTAGTGTTTGTGTAAAGAACCCTTGAACTGCTGTCCAAGCACTTTGAAGCCCTGAGCATAGACTGCTCCATACGCCGCTAAACCACGCACTGATCTCTCCCCAGTGCTTAACAATTTCAATGACGGCAATAATTGCAGCTACAATTGCAGCGATGATTGCTATAACCGGAAGAAGCGGTATAGATGCTGCACCGGCTGCTGCGCCAGCACCAGTAATAACAGGAATCAAAGCACCAAGAACGGATGTGATAGTACCAACTGTAGATACAACCTTTCCAATGCCGACTAATAAGGGGCCGATCACCGCAGCTACTAATGCAATCTTTACGATTGTCTGCTGCATAGGCTCCGGGATTATACTCCAGAATTCAGCAAATTGTTTAAGAGAGGCGGATACTTCTTTTAGCGCTGGAGCGAGCACCGCTGCCAGCGTATTACCAATATCAGCTCCCGTTTCTTTTAACGAATTCATTGTCATCTGAAACTGATCAATGGGGTCTATTGTTTCATTAAATGTATTTTCAACGCTTCCAGAAAAGTTGGTAAGTGACCCGGATAGATCCTTTAAATTTAGTTTGCCTGTTTGAACGGCATTGAATATTGCAGCACCGGCCTTGCTTCCAAACAAATCATAAGAAGCCTGCAATTTATCTGCTTCTGTGCCATTACCAGACATTGTCTTAGAAAACCCAGCAAGTGCCTGATCTAAGGTCTGTCCATCCTTTGTTGCATTTTTCATTGCAGTTTTAAGACCCATCATAGCGGCTGATGTATTAAGCCCTGACATTTCTACCATGCCCATGAAACCTGCCGCCTGTTGCGCACTTAGGCCCATTGCCTTTAGTTGAACAGCATTTGTTGAAAGAGCTCCTGCCAAAGTTCCCATATCGATACCGGTAGATTGTCCTGTTGCATTTAATGCATCAAGTACATCACCAGCCTTACTGGCATCCATTCCAAAGGCATTTAGTACAGATGATACATCATCAACTGAAGTGGAAACATCAGTATTATTCAGCGCTGCAAACTTGATGAACTGTCCTGATAACTTTTTTAGGGCATCACCAGTCAGTCCAAAACGTGTATTTACTTCACCGACTGCAGAACCGGCGGTTTCAAAATCGGTAGGTATCTCAGTTGCCAGTTCTTTTACCATGCCATTCATGGATTCTAATGATTTACCTGTTGCGCCTGTCTTTGCCTCAACAATATCAAGACCAGAGTCGACCTCGCCAAAGGCAGCAAGTGAAGCCGCACCTATTGCCATGATGGGTGCGGTTACTCCTTTTGTAAGTCCTTCTCCAACACCAGAAATCTTGCCGCCGACTTCCTGAATTTTACTTCCAGCCTGCTTAAGTGTTGCTGATACACTGCTATCTGTATTTTTGCATTGCTCATCCAGTTTTTTTAGTTCCTGCTCGGTAGCGACAATTTCTCTTTTCCATGCATCATATTGTTTCTGCGTTACAGATCCATTCTTTAACCCTTCATCCATTCGATCTTGAACAGATTTTAGCTCTGTAAGTTTTTCTTTTGTATCGCCTACTGCTGATGCAAGGTATTTTTGCTTCTGGGCCAAAAGTTCTGAATTTGTTGGATCAAGCTTTAATAAGCGATTTACATCCTGAAGCTGACTTTGTGTATCACGTATTTCTTTATTTACACCGGAGAGTGCCTTTGACAGGCCGGTGGTATCACCACCAATTTCTACAGTAATTCCTTTAATTCTATCTGCCAAAGTATCTCACCTCACTTATTGCAGAAAAAAGACACCACACAAAGGTGATGTCTACTCCTATTTGTTTAAAACTTATCAAAATCATCCTGGCTTGCTAAATCAGGATATTTATAGTCGTCATTCTGGCTTTCCACATACATATCAATTATCATGCCAACTGTGAGCAGATCCAGATCCCTAATTGAGACTCCAATCTGCACACAGCGAAGCATAAATAATGGAGTTGTCATTTCTCTTTCAGTCGAGTGAAGTTTTTTTTAGCCTGAATTGTTGTCTGCATGTTTAGTCCCCACAACTCAATTAACTGCGGAAGTACCTGATAAATTGAAAAGGTGTTAAACTCATCCAGCCATTCCTCTGGGGTATCCGAAACTTCTGGATCAGCATGCTTTGCCATAATCCATGCGATATTTTCAAAAATCTCCAAGTTAACAAGGTCAAGATTTGACTCTTTTTTGTCGCTATTTTCCGTAGCTTTTTCGAGTGACGCCAGATCTCTATAAATATCACGGCCAAACTTTATTCTGTAAATTCTGGGGATCGCAGCAGATGCTCTGAATCGTACTGGCTTATCATCAATTAAAATATCCTTGGTCATACCCATATCACGTGCCCTCCTTATGAGCTTGTCGAAGTAGTTTTAGTACTTGTAGAAGTCGATGATGTAGTCGAGGCTGCTGTGGTTACCGGAACATAGACTGCGTCATACCATTTTGTATAAACGGTATCCGTTGTGTCCTCAGCTGTTTTCGCTTTTACGCAGCCATTCGCCAGAGGTGTTGCCTTAATCGACAATTTTTCTGTCTGAACTTCAATCTCATCCTCATTTGTTGCGGATTCAATTGTCGGCCTTGCTGCAGAACAGTTGTAAAGTACATGGCGAATCTTCTTAAAATCACCATCAAACTCAAAAAGAAGTGCAAAATTGGATGTTTCAACACCTGAATTTTCCACAAGTACCTTATTTGTATCAAGTGATTCCTTCAAAACATCCGAGCGGAATGAATCAGGAACCAGCGCCAGTTCCAGGTCTCCCTCATATCCCATGTTGTTTGAAATCGTATAATATGCATATCCATCTGCATAGAATACTGACGGTTCTCCATTGGGATCAAGCGACAGAGAAACGGCGCCAGGAAGCGGTACCGGTACTCCATACTTTGCTGTTCCATCATCATCAAGTGTTAATAAAGCGTAGTGAACATTACGGATGTTATATTTTACTTTGTTTTTTGTAGCCATTTTTTACCTCCTTATTTCAAACGAAAACATGACTTCATACATTTCCTCGGAATCAATCCAGACCTCCGATTTGTCATAAAAAATGCCATGCTTATCTAGCACGGCTTCGACTATTTCTTCTATTTCAGGATCTTTTATATTGGTGTAAAGTTCAATTCTAACCTGATCGATTTTTTGGTAGACAACACCATCTGCTGAAAAATTATCTGAACCAGGCAATAAAAGGCAGATAAACGGTGGATCTGGCGATTCTCCTTCTGCAAAGTGGTCATATGCATATGGAAGGTTGCATTCATCAAGTAAGTTTTTTATGTCGTCATAGGTCATACTCAGCCGCCTTTCAGTTTCTGTTCGATGGTTTTTACAAGCGTTTCGTTGCCGCGCTGTTCGGCAGGCGCGATGTGAGGCTTTCCCTCGACACGGCCTCCGCCGCGTTTGGCGTGTCCGTTCTCAAGCAGGTGCGCAATCTGGTATCGGTTCCTCGAATGCACCACAAGGTCAATGCTCTCGGAATCCTCGTGGACATTTTTTACCGACCAGCTTTTCTTGTACTTTCCGGTATCGACGGGAGCGCCAGATTGGATGTCCTTACGGACAGAAGCCGCCGTATCCTTTACGGCATCCTTCATATCGTCGGTTGCGAGCTTTGAATATTTTTGAAGCTCCTCCATGATTGCGTCGTCCATTTCGCTGATCGGTATTTTTCTGCTCATGTTTTTTTCTCCAGCTTGCAGTTGAATTTAAGGCTGTTCCGCTTGCAGCCCATCGGGTTCACATAGGTGATGTTGTAGATATGGCCTTCCGCGATGATCCGGTATTTTGTGGATTCCACGGCGGCAAGCTCGGAAGAGTACCGGCAGGTAAAGTCAAGGGATTCTTCCGGGTTAACAACAACGCCTTCGGATTCCGAACCGGTGCTTGTGCCGACTGTTGCCCAGCAGGAGCAGTAATCCGTCCAGCCGTTGGTGTGGTTTCCGTATTTGTCAACGGTGACCGCGCTTTTCTGAAAAGTGATTTTTGTCCGCATTGCGCCGATATTCATCAGAAGCCCTCCTTTCGTGTGCCAAATAGAAGGGAGCGCAGCGTCATGTTGAGGGCATGATGGTCGGCTTCCTCCCGGTGCTCGTAGAGAAAGGCCACGGTATAAAGGATGGCTACCCGGATACGGATCAGGTTTTTTTCCTCGTTTGCCATAAACTCCTCGTCGGACTGCCTTGTGATGTCCTGTACCTGCTTTGTCGCCGCAGAAATCAGGCTTTTTATCAGTTCGTCCTCGTCACTGGTGGTGACCCGGAGATAGGCTTTTGCTTCCTCAAGAGTTACTTCCATCGTCCGCCTCCTTAAAAGATGCCGCCTGCAGGAAGGCTAATCCCTGCAGACGGCTGGTTACGTTAGCTGCCATTTTAATCAGGCACCGGCTTTGACGGACAGTCCCTTCACGGCCTCCGGCAGGATGAGCTTGCCGTCGATGCGCTCAGAGGCAAGGAAGCCAATCTGGCCGTTTGCCGCGTAGAGCTCGGAGAGGCGCTTGAAGGAACGTCCCTGACGCTCGGCGATCCAGTAGTAGGAGAAATCGCCGAACAGAATTGGTACATTGCCTGCAACCAGCTCCGGCGCATAAATCGAAGTCTTATAAGGACGGTTCAGGATCGTGTCGGGCTGACCGACGACAACAGACGGCTGCCAGATGTAGTTGCCATTGTTGTCCTTGATCTTGCGGAGCGCCTTGATGGTGGTGTCGTTCAGAATCCAGATGGCCTTGCTCCTGTAGACGGAACGCAGGGAGTGGAACACATCCATGATGTTGTCAAAGGAAACCGTGCTCCCGGTAATCTCTGTGGTCGCGCCTTTGGTAGCCGCCACCTTGGTGAAGATGCCTTCCGGCTTCTTGCTGCCATCGCCGGTGAGGAATGCTTCTTCCTCCGCAGCGCCGATTCTGCGGCCAAACTCCGATGCAATGTAGGTCTCGAGATCGAAAACGGAATCGTTCATAAGTTCCTCGGATACCTTGATTGCCGTGCCCAGCTTGTAGGCTGAGAGGCTGATCTGGTCGAAGGTGTCATCGGATTCCGGGTACAGGCCGTTTTCCTCCATCCATGCCGCCGTCCCGTGGGAAGCAACGACCGGGATGGTGTGCGTGCCGCTCTGGGTCTGAATGACCGTTGCAATCGTGCGGAAGAAGTTCTCTTCCTGTAGGGCGTCAATCAGGCGCTTCTCATATTCATCCGGTACAAGATAGCCGCCGTTGGCGTCAGTGCCGATTTCCAGCACATCTTTTACGTCGTAGTAGTTGCGCTTGCGGATGTTGTTCCAGAAGGCCGCCTTGTATGCCTTGGAAGCGATGCCGGGCTTGTCGTCCGGGTCATTCTTCGCGCCGGGTTTGCCGGTAAGCGGAGCAGAGGTCGGAGCAGAGAGCATCTTGTCGATCTCTTCCTGACGCTGCAGACGTTCAATGTCGTGTGTAAAGTCTGTGACTTCCTTTTCCATCTTGTCGTAGGTCGCGGCATCCTCTGCGGAAACCATGCCGCCGTTCTGAGAGTGTGTATTCAGGAATGATTTTGCTGCTTCCCATGCCTTCGCTCTCTTGTCCATAAGTTCCATAATCTGAGTCATAATAAAAATCCTCCTTTAATGTGCGAGAAGCGAAAGGCGCTTCTCAAGATCGGTAACGGGTACCATGTGTTTATCTGCTTCCGGCTTTTTCTTTGGAATCAGCCGTGAGAGCAGTGAATCCGTGACAGCCTTGCGGGAGAAAAGCATCTCTATGGTGTCGTTTTCTTCCTGCAGCGGGTTCTCTACGCCAGCGAAAAGAACCTCATCCGCAAAGCCGAGCTTCCTAGCCTCCTTGGCATTCATCCAGGTTTCGGCATCCATGAGCTTTGAAATCTTCGCACGGGAGAGCCCGGATTTAATTTCATAGGCGTTCATAATGGATTCCTTGACCTCGGACAGCATGTCGATGGCTTTCTGCATTTCTTCGGTATCGCCAATGGCGATGGTCGCCGGGTTGTGGATCATCAGCATGGCCACGGGACTCATACAGACCTTGGTTCCGGCCATAGCGATGACGGATGCCGCAGAAGCGGCAAGCGCGTCAATCTTGACCGTGACATTGCCCTTGTAGTCCATGAGCATGTTGTAGATTTGCGCGGCAGCAAAAACATCACCGCCCGGACTGTTGATCCAGAGGGTGATGTTTCCGTCTCCGGCATTCAATTCATCTTTAAAAAGCTTGGGTGTTACTTCATCGCCGTACCACGTCTCATCGGAAATTTCTCCGTCGAGGTATAGTGTGCGTTCGCTGCCGAACGAGTCCGGTTCTTCGTTTTGCACCCAGTTCCAAAACTTTCTGGTCATAATGCCTCCTTACGTTTGTGCCGGGAGCTGCCGCTTTCGGGCTGCTGCTCCGGCTCTGTTTGTGACTCTTCTTCTGTTTCATCCGGTTCCTCCTTTGCAGGTGCCGCAGCCGCAAAGATTCCTGCGTCCGCAAGCTTTGTCATGTTGCCGTTGATGAGATACAGATCGCCGCCGTCCTCTGCCGGAATGCGGTCGAGGTTTTCAAGCTTCCGGATATCATTGGCGGACATCCAGCCGTTCTGGCGGCCTGTTGCATAACCGTTCATACGGCTTTGGTAATCGCCACGGAGCAGGCCGTCCACATTGAATTTGAAGAAGTATTCCTTTTTCTCATCCTGCGTCAGGAGCGCCCGCTGCATCGACTGTTCCCAGCGGCAGACCCATGGGTCAAGCGTGTACTTCACGAATTCCAGTGACTGCTGCTCGATATTGGAAAAGCTCGATTTCTCAAGGTCGCCGATCATGTGCGGCGGAATGCGGAAGATACGCGCAATCTCATCAATCTGGAACTTCCTTGTTTCAAGAAACTGTGCCTGTTCAGGTGAAATGGAGATAGGCGTGTACTTCATGCCTTCCTCCAACACGGCCACCTTGTTGGAATTGGAGCTGCCGCCGAAGGCTGCGTTCCAGCTGTCGCGTACTTTATCCGGATCTTTTACAACACCAGGATGCTCCAGAATGCCTCCGGGCGTCGCACCGTTAGCGAAGAACTTAGCTCCGTATTCCTCGCAGGCAATCGCCATGCCGATGGAATTCTTGGCCATTGCAATCGGCGAGTAGCCAACCAGACCGTCGAAGCCGAGCCCTGGGATGTGAAGCACGTCATATGGAGAAAGCCGGACACGGCTTCCGTTCATTGTGTGCGCCTCCTCCTGTGAGGTCTGGTACTCGTAATAAAGATGTCCATCCTCGTCGCGGTCGACCGTCATGCGGTTCGGCATGAGCGGATAGAGCGCCACCACTTCACCTTTGCCGTTTCGGATAATCTGCGCGTAGGCATTGCCCCAGAGCAGAAGATGCGTCATAAGTGTTTCTCGGAAAACAAAAGAGGTCATTTCCGGATTCGGCTCATCGTGCAGGATAAAATAAAGCGGATGGTCAGTTGCCTTTTCCTTGCTGCCGTCGTCATCACTACGGTATAGATGAATCGGAAGTCCCGCAATCGCCTCAGAGAGAATCCGGACGCAGGAATAAACCGCCGTCATTTGCATGGCAGACCGTTCTGTCACGGCTTTCCCAGAGGTTGTGCCGCCAAATAGGAAGCGGTAGGTGCTGCCGGTCGTCGAATCGGTCGGCTTGTCGCGGCTCCGAAAAAGTCCAGAAAATATGCTCATAGCCATCCCTCCATTTCGTTTATGGCTTCCTGGAGTACGAGAAAGCCGATCAGTGTCAGTAGAATCATTTCATTGCCTATATGAATAAAATGCCTCTCGTGTCATACACGGAGGCTCCGTTATCGTTGCCACAGCGGATCGCGCGGTCAAGCGCCATGATGGTTGCCACGGCACCGTCGATTTTCTCTGTGGATTTTTCCTTGTCTGCTTTAATGTTTCCGGCAGGATCAGTGCGGATGAAGATGTTGTCCATCATCCAGCGGAGCACCGGGTGGCCGCCGTGGGCGATACGCTTTTCCAGCGTCAGCTTCATGAGCTCCTTTGTCGGCGGGCTCATGTCTTTGAATCCCTGTCCGAAGGGAACAATGGTAAAACCCATGTCTTCCAGATTCTGAACCATCTGCACGGCTCCCCAGCGGTCAAATGCAATCTCCCGGATGTTGAAACGTTCGCCGAGTCCTTCGATGAACTTTTCAATGTATCCGTAATGGATGACATTTCCCTCTGTGGTTTCAAGAAAGCCTTGCTTCTCCCAGAGGTCGTATGGGACATGATCACGCCGGACGCGGAGATCCATCGTATCCTCCGGCACCCAGAAGTATGGAAGAACCACGTATTTGTCATCCTCGTCAAGCGGCGGGAAGACCAGAACGAATGCCGTAATATCTGTGGTGGAGGAGAGGTCAAGGCCGCCATAGCAGACACGGCCTTCAAGGTCATCCTCGCTGACCGGGAAAGCGCACGCATCCCATTTGTCCATGGGCATCCAGCGGATGGCTTGCTTTACCCATTGATTAAGTCTTAGCTGTCTGAAGGCGTTTTCTTCGCCGGGATTCTGTTTGGCAGATTCGCAGGCAGCTTGTACCTTATCAATTCCGACTGTGATATCGAGCGATGGATTTGCTTTTTTCCAGACTTTTGGATCTGTCCAGTCCTCATTCGGAGCAGCGCCGTATATAACCGGATAGAAGGTCGGGTCAAACTTCCTGCCGTCAAGAATGTCCTGCGCTTTCTGGTGAACCTCATAGCAGATGGAGTTTGTATCATTTCCAGCAGTCGTGATCAGAAAGTAGAGCGGCTGCATTCTGGCATCGCCGGAGCCTTTGGTCATAACATCAAAGAGCTTTCGGTTCGGCTGCGTGTGCAGTTCGTCAAAGACCACGCCTTGAATGTTAAAGCCGTGCTTTGAGTAGGCTTCAGCGGAGAGCACCTGATAGAAGCTGTTGGTCGGCTCGTAGATGATCCGCTTCTGGGAAGCAAGGATTTTCACGCGGCGGTTTAAGGCCGGGCACATCCGCACCATATCAGCAGCAACATCAAAGACGATAGTTGCCTGCTGGCGGTCAGCGGCGCAGCCATAGACTTCGGCGCGTTCCTCACCATCACCGCAGCAAAGGAGCAGGGCGACGGCAGCGGCAAGCTCAGATTTTCCCATCTTCTTTGGAATTTCGATGTAGGCCGTATTGAACTGCCGGTATCCGTTTGGCTTTAGAACACCGAACAGGTCGCGGATGATCTGCTCCTGCCAGTCAATGAGTTCAAAGGGCTTTCCGGCCCACGTGCCTTTGGTATGAGTCAGGCTTTCAATGAACATGACGGCATAGTCGGCCATCTCTTTGCTGTAGGTGGAGGTCTTGGCCATGAAGCGGGTCGGCTTGTATTTTTTCAGTTTGCGCATTGCCATACAGTCCGCCTCCTTCAGGGCAAAAGAAAAGACCGCCGAAGCGATCTTCAAATCTTTATCAGTACGAGAGAAAGAGCCGCGTGGCTCCTGTCTCCTGGAATTTTCATTCTTAGGTTTTGCTTAGTTGTAGTTGTTCAGAAGGATGCAAAGCGCCAGCTCTGCTTCCTTACAGGTGGGCTCGATGTCCCAGCCTCTGTCGTAGTTTGCCGCGACCGTTCCGTTGATCTTAATCATGAGTTTGGAAATCTTGCCTTTGTTGAGACCGTAGATCCAGCTGGGCTCGTCATAGTGCTTTACCCAGTAATGGCAGGCTGTGTATTTGTTCTTGTCAGCCGCATCAGGAATTCCGATGGTTCCTTCGCTCCACATGGTTTATGCCTCCTTCACCGTCATCTTGAATGCGGGAATCAGGGCATGCTCGTCGCTTCCGAAGTGGGTGCAGCGTTCCTTGACTCTTACGATTCCGTCCAGCGTGCAGCCGAGATCTTCGAACCTTGCAATGGTTTCGATGAGGCTTGAAAAGGTGGAGCTGATGGTGAATTCCTTCACGCCAAGCCTTCTGCAGTCTGCAAGGATGGTTTCAATATCCTCGTCCCAGATGACATCGGCGAAGTTCGGCAGCTCGTTCCCGGCATCCTTGCTGTAAAGGTAAGCCTGCGCAAGTGTCCACTGCACTCCGATGTCGCTCCATTTCATTCCGGTCTTTGCGTTTTCAATCGCTTCAATTGTGTACTTCATGGTGGTTCCTCCGTTTTCTTTTTGTTTCCCTTTCGGTATGTACATATATCACTCTGAAGCCCTTTATTAGCAAGCAATTCAGGCAAAATATATGTGACAATCCTGCGGAAAAATCACAGGGCCAAACTGTGTATTTTAGCCTTCGCCGGTCAGGATGAAGTGTGCATATTCTGACCGGTGATCTTCGAGGTAGAGAACCAGTTCATAGAAGTCACGCTCATAGGCAAGGCGCTGAACCATGCCAATGTCAAACATGTTGGTAAGGCCGGTATCGCGGATGGCAAGAATCTGTTCTTTGATTTTCTGTTCCATGTCAATCTGCCACCTTCCGGACAAGGTCGACTCCGTAGATTACATTGAGGCCGGAGCGGTTGTCCCAGTTTACGAGGAGGGAACCGGTATCATCAATCCCGGTCACCGTTCCTTTGGTACCGATGGGCGGTGCCTGCACATCGTCCATCTGAAGAAGCTCCACACGTGTGCCAGCAGGATACCGGGAGCGGAGAGCGTCAAGCTCATTTTGTCTGATCATTCGCATGTTGCCGCCTCCTTGTCCGGAGCGCCGTTCTTCCAGCTGGAGTTGCCGGAGAGGTTCTTTAAGAGAATCTTACGCTCTGCCTTGTACTCATTTCCGATGAAGCCCAGCCGCAGAAGAAAGCAGCGGAAGGCGTATTTCTCGTTGTCGACCGGTTTCTCTGTGGCGTTGATCCGTTTCTGATCTTTGCTGAGTTTGCAGAGGGCGGCAACGAAGTGAAGGTAGGTTTTGATTTCATCTGGCGGGAGCATGGTCTCAAACCAAGGGAAGCTGATTTTGTCATCCTCGATGGAGAAGCCGAGGTCACCGATGTCGAGTGCCTTTTTGATGAGGCTTCCTTTGGATTCGAGAAGGTTTGTCAGGTTTCCGATGTCTGCGCAGTCGAGCGGAAGGGCAACGGTAAGGCCAGCACCTTTGTCGGATTCTTCCTGAGAAGCATCGTCTTCACTGGAGATTTCAGCAGGAGCTTCGGTAACCTCTGGTGTGAATCCGTCGGTAATCAGGTTGTGCATCAGGCGGTCGAGCTTGTCAGCGTCCTCGCAGCTGACGTATCCTTCTTTGCTGATAGTGATGTCACCGATTTCATAGGCGCAGGTCGGCATGAGCTTGTATATGGGCTTGTCGCCTGTGATGTTGGAGATGGCACTCACCAGTGCCTTTCTTGCTGCTCCGGTTACGTTGTAGTTTGCTTTCATGGTATGTACCTCCGTTTATTTTGTTTTCCGAAGGCTTCCTGTTTGCCTTTCGGTACGTACATATATCACTCTGAAAGCCTTTATTAGCAAGCGATACCGGGCATATTCTGTAGTAAAATATCGACGAATATCAGGTACGGAATTTGTGTATTATACAGTCTCAAAATCCACCTGCTTGGCAAGCTCAGAGTAGCTGATCCGTTCGCCGTTTCTTACGACATATACATTTTCCGCGTCATTCGTGTCCTCAACGTAGCGGCGCAGAATGACAGAAGCATACTTCGGATCAAGCTCCATCATGTAGCAGACGCGGTTCAGCTGTTCGCAGGCCATGAGCGTGCTGCCGGAGCCGCCGAAGGTATCAATCACCACAGAGTTTTCCTGCGAGGAGTTCTGGATGGGATAGCCCAGAAGATCCAGCGGCTTTGAAGTCGGATGATCCTTATTGCGCTTCGGTTTGTCGTAGTTCCAGATGGTTGTTTGCTTGCGGTCGGAGTACCACGGATGTTTACCATTTTGTAAAAATCCATAGAGGATTGGCTCATGCTGCCATTGGTAATCGGAACGACCGAGCACAAGGGAATTCTTTACCCAGATGCAAACACCGGCGAGGTGGAAGCCTGCGTCAATGAAGGCTTTCCTGAAGGTGAGCCCTTCGGTATCCGCGTGGAAGCAGTAGGCGGCACCGCCTTTTTCGAGGTGGTCGGTCATGTTCTTGAATGCGGCAAGCAGGAAGTTGTAAAACTCCTCGCCCTTTAAGCTGTCGTTTTCAATGGTCAGACCGTCTGAGGCTTTGAAGGAAACGCCGTAGGGCGGATCAGTCAGAATCAGGTTGGCACTCTTTCCATCCATGAGCAGGTTCACATCGTCGGCAGAGGTGGCATCGCCGCACATGAGACGATGCTTTCCAACAGTCCAGATGTCGCCGCGTTCCACAAAGGAGGCTTTCTCCAGAGCGGCGGTCAGATCAAAGTCGTCATCCTTGACATCCTTATCCGCACCGCCATCGAGGAGTTTCTCCAGTTCATCGGCACCAAAGCCGAGAAGTGAGAGATCAAAAGCGGAATCCTGCAGATCGGATAATTCCACGGACAGCATTTCTTCATCCCAGCCTGCGTTCAGGGCCAGCTGATTGTCCGCAAGAATATAGGCGCGTTTCTGTGCCTCTGTCAGGTTTTCGGCAAAGACGCAAGGCACGTTTTCATAGCCTTCCGCGCGGGCGGCTTCGATTCTGCCGTGTCCGACGAGGATGTTGTAGTCAGCGTCAATAACGGCGGGGCTTACAAATCCAAATTCTCGGAGGGATGCACGAAGCTGTGCAATCTGTTCTTTACTATGCGTCCGGGCATTCCGGGCGTAAGGCACCAATTTATCAATGGGTACCTGTTCTAATTTCTGTGTGTTCATTTACATTCCCTTTCTGGCCTGCAGGAGTCGTTCCATCACGTCGTCCTGCGGATTGAGCCCGCTGTATTCGGCAGAGCAGTTTTCCTTGACGATCTGAAAGATTTCATTCCACAGGCGGCTTGCCTGATTCATGTAGTTGATGCCAATGTTGATGAAGGGTGAAGGGATCGGCTTCCCAGTCGTCGGGTGCTTGGAAAGGTATCCGAGCCGAGTGGTCATCTCTTCGCACTGAATCCAGCGGGCGGAGCACATCGCGTAACGCTCTAAGAGCTGTGGAGACACCGCTTTTGCTACGCCGAGCTTATCCAGCCATTCCCATGTTTCCCGATAGATATCACCAGCTTCCAGGGTGGAGCCGTCATGCTGTTTGGCAGATAGAAAGTCATGCGGGGTTGGCATGTCCTCTCCTTCGACATCCGGTATGTCCAGCACAGTGAGATCTCTGCCGCCTGGATTTCCGTTTTCGTATTTTTCTTTGACGGCGGTCTTTTTCCGGCCCGCACCGGGACGTCTGCCGCCGCGACCACCTGTGTTATTTGATTTTGTCGGCATGATTTTTAACCGCCTCCTTTATTACCCGTTTGAAATCGCCTTTTTTGCACGCAAGAGGGAGCGCCGTTTTCCGCAGCATTTGCCACAGAGATTTGACCCGCCCCTCCCTCGTCAAAATATTTCTTGCACAAAAGATAAGACCACGAAGATCATCAGCGGTCTCCTCGGTCTTTATGGATCTTCTCATGACAAGAACGGCAAAGGCTCATGAGGTTGCTCTCATCATTTGTCCCTCCCTCGGAGAGAGGAATGATGTGGTGGACTTCCTCGACTGGTTTGTAGCGACCTTGCTTTAAACACATCTCGCAGAGAGGATGCTTGTGAACGTAGCGGTCACGGATTCGTTTCCATGCTCTGCCGTACCTCTTGCCGGAGGTGTAACCGCGCGTGAACTTCTCATAGTGCTGCTGCATAACCTTGGCATGCTCTTCACAGTACAGACCATCGGTCAGCTTCGGGCAGCCGGGGTAGCGGCACGGCCTCTTTGGTTTCATAGGCATGGCTGCCTCCTTTCAGGACAAAAGAAAAGCCCTGCAGTGTTTCCGCAAGGCTTAGGGCTGCGCGTGCAGCCGTTCTTTATTCTGTTTCGCTGATTATATACTATCATAATGGCGGGGTGGACATCTTTGGACAAAGCAGGACATTTTGGGCGCATTTCATATGATGATGGGATGCTCCGGCAGAGAGGCATGCTGCAGAGCCTTGCCATGCCAGCGACGGATCGTGCGGGCGTCGGCACAAAGCTCGATGCCGATCTGCTCCCAGGTAAGTCCATGAATGTAACGATACTTTAAAACCATGCGTTCATCTGTATCCGGCACAGCCTCGATGACCTCACGGATCTGTTTCTTTAGGTCGGAGAGAGTTTCAAGCTCTGCCGCGATCTTGTTTTCCAGATTCCACATCTTTTCCAGCGTCCGGATAAAAGGTGCGTCCGTAGATCGAGAGGTCTGTACACGATCCTTATCATATTGGATTGCCGACACGCTGCCAGCCATCACCCGGAGGTTCTGTACTTCCATCGTGTCGGACTTGATCTTCTGGTCAAGGCGATAAGCCTGATGAAGATATTCTTTTACGGTCATTTTGACTTCGCCTCCTCTCGCAGCTTTTGTATCAGGTAGTCGCCATCTACACTGGTGATGGTCTGATACCAGGCAGAATGGAAAAATCGTTCTATTTCCATCGCAGTGGACATGGCGTCTGTATCCTGTGGTTTTTTCTTCAGGCGCTTTAAGGCATCCCGATAATCCTTCACTGCCTGCAGAATGATGGCATTGATAAGATTTTCATACGGTCTTGTCATCGTGGCACCTCCAGATCCACCTTGACGGCATCAATCAAAGCGGACTGGGTCAGCTCCTTTTTGGAGAGTGCCTTCAGGATGCGTTCATCAATGGTGCCCTTGGTAATGATGTGCTGGATGACTACGGTATGAGACTGCTGGCCTTGCCGCCAGAGCCTTGCATTTGTCTGCTGGTATAATTCCAACGACCATGTGAGCCCGAACCAGACGAGAGTGGAACCGCCTGCCTGCAGGTTTAGGCCGTGTCCGGCTGAGGCAGGATGGATGACTGCTACAGGAATCTTTCCCGCATTCCAGTCAGCAATGTCGCGGCTTGTCTTGATCTCCCGGACATTGAAGCGATTCTTGATCCGGGCCAGATCGTGTCTGAACCAGTAGGCCACCAGAAGCGGCTTTTCATTTGCGGCCTCGATAATATCCTCCAAAGCGTCCAGCTTCCGGTCATGGAACTCCATGATCTCGCCGGTATCGGAATAAATGGCACCGTTCGCAAGTTGGGAGAGCTTCCCTGTCAGCGCGGCAGCATTGGCGGCGGTTATTTCGCCATCCGGCAGCTGCAGGATTAACTCCTGCTTTAAATTCTCATATCGGTCACGCTCGGCATCCGAAAGTGCTACTTCATATTGCGTAGAAATGAGCTCCGGCATTTTCAGGTGGTCGGTGGACTTCATGGAGATCGTGATATCTGAAATCCTCCGGTAAATGGCATCTTCTGCATAGGGTAGCGGCTTATAGGAATATATGATTTCGCCATTTCGCTTGTCCGGAATGAAATAATTTATGCGGTACTGTGTGATAAAGCGACCGAGGCGCTGCCCCTTATCCAGCAGCTTGAATTCTGCCCAAAGATCCATCAGTCCGTTGGAAGAAGGCGTGCCGGTAAGACCGATGATCCTGGGGTTAAGTGCTAAAAGTTATTGAAAATAATATTAGGATATGATACAATATCTTTGTAAATAAGCAGAGATATTGAAGATATAAAAAATAACTCTGCATAGGGAGGCAGAGTTAAGATGAAAAAAGGTGTAGAAAACAAGAA